TTCGTACTCAAGCTCAAGCAATGCTTTTAGATCGGACATCGGTTCGTTCCTTAGTTATGGATTAGGGCAGTTAGTGTATCTTAGTATATGTGTAATGTGCAATGGGGGGTGTTTCAACTGTCGCGGCTCACGGCTCACGGACAAAAATGCATGCACTTTTGATTTCTGTAAGACTTCTTTGATTTCTGTAAGACTTTTGGCGAGATGTGGGTACAAAAAGCGCTCTCCTTTATATGTACTCAGAAATAAAAAAAATAAAAAAAAATTTAAAAATAGGTGTAACGGCGTAACTTATGTAACCGAGGGGCTTGTAGGCCAGTAATGGCGCGGGTTTCAGGCGGTTTCGCCTATTCTCCAAAAGGTTACAATTACTACACTTCTATATGTTCTATTCCTTAATGTCGATATTCCGTTAATGCGTTTCAAAATGGTTTTTTTTTTTTTTTTAATTCTGAGTACATATATAGGGGAGAGCTTTAAATTAAGACCCATCTGGTATAAAGTTCACGCAAATTAACTGCTTTGGAGAAAAGCGTGACTAAAGACCGATATATCGTCCCTGCGGGTGATAGAAAGAAAAGAGGGCGCCCACCCAAGACTATGGAACAACGTGCCGCTAACAAGCTCACACGGCGTCAGGAGCTGTTTGTGAAGGAGCTTGTGTCTAAGGATGGTCAGGTGACTATGAAGGAGGCTGCGATCAATGCGGGCTATCCTGAAAAGTCTGCTAGTAGCCGGGCATATGAATTAACTAATCCCAAACTATCTCCTCACGTTTGTAGGGCTATCCAAGAGTATCGAAGGGAGTTGGACTCTAAATACGGTATTGACTACCAGAGGCACGTTAGAGATCTTCAGCGCATTCGGGATATGGCTTTGTCTGATAAAGCTTATTCGGCAGCCGTAATGGCAGAATATCGCCGCGGTCAGGCTCAAGGCGATATCTATGTCTCCAAGTCGGAGGTCAGGCACGGTACTATTGAGTCTATGTCTAAAGAAGAAGTCATGAAGGCTTTGAAAGAGATTAAGGAGCAATATGAACCAGTCACCTATTCCGTGGGAGGACAGTCCGAAGAAGACGACGAAAAGACTCAGCGGAAAAAAACAAGAGAGCGCATTCTGGAAGTCCTTCCGGAACCAAGCGAAGAAGCACCGGCCGAACTGGCTGCTGACTAGAATAGAGTCTTGGGCTGCGGCGGGTGTGCCGGATGTTTTGGGATGTGATGATCTTGGTCAATTCTTTATGATCGAGCTTAAGACCACCCAAGGTAATTCGGTACGCCTGTCGCCCCATCAAGTAAGCTTTCTGACTACCCACCAACACGCCCCTGCATGGGTGCTAGTCCACCAATCCCACCGCAATGGTGAATCTATTTTTCTGTACGCAGGAAAGGACGCGGCCGCACTGGTAAAGGATGGACTCCGGACAGAACCGGTATTGCGTCTGGATATGCCGTTCGAATGGATTGAAATATTCCCCTTGCTAACCACACAATAATCGCATAGGATTCTAAACGAACCCGCACTGGGCGGGCCTAACTTTGGAATAGAACTATGTCGAATAAATGGAAAGGCGCGGTAATAGTGAACACCGCGCACCAGTATACCGTTAACGCAGACTCCTATGAGGAGGCGCGCGAACTTATCTTTAATCTTTTTGCGGAGGGTGTTCTGGCCGATAAGGTCGAGGACGTTGAGTGTTATACGCAGAATGTTTCGTTAGAGGAGAATAGCTAATGTCTAAACTAGAAGTAGTAGATTTAGAAAAAAGCCGAGCCGCTGCACTGCGTCATTGGGAGCGATGTTTTCTGGACGGCACTGTCGATGACGAGCATGGCGAGTTTATAGCGGGGATTCTGGCGGCCGCGGGTAAGAAATCATCCATGCCTGACAAATCAATCCAATATCTCAAAGCATACCTTTTGGACTTGCAGCATTGGTCAAATGAGGATGATATATCGTCTGCTAACTTTGTTACGTGTGGAACGCCTCAAATGGATAGCATCGCAGATCTAAAGAACTATGCCTTAGAGCTATCTTTATTAATTATTAAATTGCAGGAGGAAGCGTAATGCCTAAATACAGCCATGGTTTTGATATTGCGTTTGAAGTTATATCGGACCAAGAGGACGGCGATGACGTCACCCCTGAAATGGTCACCGAAGCAATTAAGCGCCGATTAAAAACTAATAAGGATAACTTATTAGATATATGCCACGTGTTCGACACTGTGGAGGTAGAGGAATGATCCTGTTCGGTTTGGCATGGTGGGAAAAAAAGCTTAAGGCCAAATACGAGCCTGATGCGCATATAAAGGAATTGCAGCGACAGTACTATGAGCGCAATTATCCTAAGCCGGATTACGTTAAAACGGATAAGTCTAAAGCCGATCCGCCGGAATCTAGAAAAAAATAAAACTAAGGCCGCTATTGTACGCGGCCTTTTTTATGTGTATTGTACGCGCTCAATATGTGGAAAGTGGGGGTTTAAAGATGAAAGCAAACGATTTTATTCTCAATTGCATTATGCGGCCTATTCGCCGCCATGGCGTCAATACCGATGCGTTTATCGTCTATACAGATAAGCAATCGCCAATCGGCACGTATGATCCGGCCGAGGTGGAATTTAAACCGGTTGATAATTGGCCGATTACCTTTTCCAAAAAATTAATCCAATCCGTATTCGAAGGGAGTGATTCCAATGCTTAAAACAGTAATCCTTAGCAGCGCTAAAAAGACCGGCGGATGCGCGGTCACCTATCGATCCGGCCGCGGCGATCTTTATTCTACGTGCCCAAATACGTGCGCGTTAAAACCGGCCGGTAACAGCGGCGCGGAATCTGTAGATTTTGATTATTTAGATGCCTTAGTGGATGCGGTGCCGGATGATGGCGCGGCCTTTACTTATACGCATTTTGAGCCGGCGCATTGGATCGATCGATGCAAACCGAATGGTACGGTTATAAACTTTTCCGGCGATACGGTTTCCGATGCAATTGAAGCGCGCAATAAATATGGCGTGCCCGCTACCGCTGTAGTCGATCGCAAGTATTGGAACGGCGACAAATCCAAACGCGAGGCCGATACCTTGATTGTTAGATGTCCGGCGGAATTAAGGCCGGATTCGATCACGTGCCGCAATTGCGGCGGCGGCAAACCATTATGCGCTAGACGCGATCGCGATTACGTTATCGGATTCACCGCGCATGGTAGCGGCGCGACTAAGGCCGAAAGGCCAAATGAATCCGGCGGATGTTATGCCGGCCATGGCCACGTGGCTATTCACTGGCGCGCTACTTCTAATGCTACCGCGGCGGCGGATGATTCTGCGCAATTGCGCTCGTTTGCTAAATCATTACCGGCCGGCACCATATTGCGCCATCACGTGGCCGGCGATATAGGGGCGTGAAGTTTTATTAATTTCTATTGTACTTTTGCCAATAACCCCATATTATTCGCATATAGGCATATGCCTATGATCTGCAATTTTATTAAATTTATATAGGAATCATGATCATGCAAATTGAAAACAGCTCAAACACTTTGACTCAATTGCTCGAAACCGTTCGCGAGCAAGCTTCTAGAAGCGCGGATTATCTAGCGCCTACCGATGCGTTACAGTTTAAAACGCGCGACACCGGCGGTGAGCATAAAACGTCTAGCATTATTCTAGAGGCTAATCGCGGCGAACCTACTCGCGAATTACGCGTTAACGATGTCGCCTTCGACCAAATATCTGCTAAGGCCGGAATAGACGTTCGAACCGCGCGCCGATTGCGCGACAATTACAGCAACGAATTCGAGGGATTGGTTAATGCTATATGGCAGCGCGAACCTAGCACGCGGATGATTCGAAGCTTTATGGATGATGAAAGGAATGGGGTCGCGCGCGCGTTTGTTTCTGATAAGTTTAAAACGTTTGATAACGCGCATTTATTGAACGCGGCATTACCTCAACTGATGGAGTCTAGCGCTGGCTGGCAAGTCGTTAATGGGACGGTGACCGATCGCCGTTTATACCTACGCTTGAAGTCTACTCAATACACTGGCGATGGCGCGGCCGTAGGCGATGCGATGGCGCTAGGCATTGGTTTATCCAATAGTGAAGTAGGTCATGGTTCGATTAGCGTTTATCAGATGATATGGACACTGGCGTGCTTGAACGGAATGCAAACTGAAAACCGTCACCGTAGTTCGCATATCACTAGCGCGCGTGCTGAATCGGATACATGGGGTCTGTTAACTGATGAAGCAAAAGACGCTGATAATAATGCGCTTAGTCTTAAGGTTCGCGACCTTGTTTCCGCGTACGGTTCGCGCGAGGGATTAGATAACGTGCTAGATAAGATGCGCGCGGCGGCCGGCGATATTGTCACCGGTTCGGCGCAATCTGCTACTGAGGCGCTTGGATCGGTATTGAAATTAACGAAAGCCGATACCAGCCGCGTGCTAGATGGTTTATTAGCGACTATCGGGCAAGCGGGATATGCCGGCAATCCGGTATCACGCGCAACAATGGTTAACGCGGTTACCGCGGCGGCGCATTCTGTGGATGCCGATAGCGTAGACGATTGGCAGAAACTAGGCGGCCGCGTGCTAGATCTGCCGCGTGCCGATTGGCAGCGGATTGCTCTAGCGGCCTAGTGTTAACAGCTCGCAATTAAGGCCGCCTAGTGCGGCCTTTTTTGTATCTATTTACTTTTCACATAATTAGCCGATAGAATAACGGTAAGTCCGCGATTGGCGCGGCATTTTAAGGAATAGAACCCATGTCACAGATTGAAGAAATTATTGTTGAATTAATCGAAAGCCGAATTGCCGACTATGATTTCGGCCGAATTATAGATGACGCCATCAGCTATAATGATGACGTGCAAGGGCACGAAAGCCGAATAGATGACCTAGAAAATATTGACGTTGAATCTACTCTCACTGAATTTGGCGATCGATTAGATGGTTTTGAATCTAATAACGCTATCGCCGCCATGCAAATTGCGGAACTCTCCCGCCGTTTAGGCGAACTCGAAACCAGTAAGGATACGGCCGCGCCGGTTTCCGATTCGCCAATTAAGCCGGTCCTAGTTCGCGCATTAGACCGCGTGCTACCGTCTACCGATCCGGAAAATTCAATCGTGCGCGGATACGATAGCTATTCGGACCTTGAAACGTATGCTCGCGCCGTTATTCGCGAGGGGAACGATAGCGCGGCCGCCATGTTGGTGGCGATGGCGTTTGCTACGGCCCGCAATATGATCGACTCCGCGGCCGCGTCCTATCATATAGACTAGTAGCCATCAGCTCGCAATCAAGGCCGCCTAGTCGCGGCCTTTTTTGTACTGGTTTACTTTTTACATATTAGGCCGATACAATACTGGCAAGTCCGCGATTGGCGCGGCATTTAAAAGGAATCTAGACCATGTCAGACACGCAATTTTATTCAGTACTGGATGCATTCGATGAGCTTTTCGCGGTATGCCCACCGCGATCATGCGCCCAGAAGCGCTACTATCGCGCGGTTCCCGATGGTGAGATCGTCACGCCATTAGATAACGGCGAACCGGTCTACCATCACCCGCTATCAGCGATCGCGGTATTCTATAAGGGCCCGACCGATACACTAGGTGTTCGCTATTCGGTCGTCATGTCCGGCCAGCGCCGCCGCTATTATGATCGGGATTATTCGCTAGACCATGGCGCCGATGCGTTCCGTGTTGCGATCCAGTACGCCCGCGATTGCGGCCACGGCGATCTAATCGAGTCGAATAACGTAACACTGGGCGCGTTGCCGAATAGTTCGGATTACGTGTTAACAATCGGCGGATCTAAGCTTCACCTAGCTAGATAAGCGCTACCAGCTCGCAATCAAGGCCGCCTAAACGCGGCCTTTTTTTTGCCCGTCATATATGCCGGCCGCGGCCGGCCGGTCGTGAAGCGTATCGTACGGCGCGAGAATCGCGGCCAGCTGAGCGCGGTTCGCGGTTATCCGGTTTAGTACCAGGGGATTTTTTTTAGGTTATCCGGTTTAGTACCCGGTCACTGGATCGCGGACCGCGGCCAGCTGATGGAAGTGAAAATTTTAACGTCCACCGGCCGGCCGGCACTGGATCGCGGACCGCGGGCACCGGATCGCGACAGCTGGCGCATTAATTGCGGCCGCGGCGCGGGATCTGCTGCACCAGTAGCGCGGAAAATCGCCTAGGATCCCTAGGCCAATCGAGGCTAAAAGCGCAGAAAATGCGCTATCAGGCGTGCGCGAATCGCGAGGCGCGCCCCCTCCCCCCGGAGCGCGTGCTTGTGCAGGTTTTTGACAAACAATGACCATAAAATATAATTTGAAAAAAATTTATAAAAATGAAATAATTGATATGCGATGATCGATATATAATCGTATAAAAATGATGGTCAAATAGGCTAATAAGTGGCGAATTTCGCCAACTAATGGCAAAACTAACCAAGGGACCCCTATCTATGGATGATTTTTCTGAACTTTTACTAGCGGAGGGCTTTGACAAAGCCTTTATTGGCGTAGGCTCGCGGGCCGGGGACGACGATATTGCAGTCTATGACCTCGAAAAGTGTGTCAATATCTTGGTAGACTCCGGCATGACCCACGAAGAAGCTGCTGAATACATTGATTACAACGTCCTAGGGGCTTATGTGGGACCCCGGACGCCACTCTTTCTTGATCCTATGGACATAGACGATGTCAGATAACCTACCCGATGCACTGGACGAGGCCGATGAGCGCCGATTAAAGCTAGAACTTCGTTTAGCGCAGCTCGAGCGTGTTGAGCATTGCCAGACTAGCTTCCTGACTTTTGTCAAAACCCTGTGGCCCGAGTTCATTGCGGGAAAGCACCACCGGATCATCTCCGAGAAGCTTGAAGCGGTGGCCAATGGCAAGCTAAAGCGCTTGATTGTCAACATGCCGCCTCGTCATACCAAGAGCGAATTCGCGAGTTTCTTGTTTCCTGCATGGATGGTCGGAAGGAACCCTGCGATGAAGATCATTCAGGCTACGCACACCACGGAGCTTGCGGTTGGTTTTGGCAGAAAGGTTAAGAATCTTATTGAGAGAGACGATTATGCGGAAATTTTTCCCGAATCTAAATTGGCAGCGGACTCAAAGGCAAGTGGTCGATGGGATACTTCTCGCGGTGGCATGTACTATGCTGTTGGCGTTGGTAGTAACCTCGCTGGTCGCGGCGCTGATTTATGTATTATTGACGACCCGCACTCTGAGCAAACCGCTATGTCGAACTCTGGATTCGATGACGCGTGGGACTGGTACACGGGCGGACCAAGACAGCGTCTCCAGCCGGGAGGGGCCATAGTTCTGGTCATGACACGCTGGTCGGAAAAGGATTTGACGGGGCAGTTGATGCGTCAGATGGCAAAGGATCCTTTGGCGGACCAGTGGGAAGTGGTTGAGTTTCCCATGGAGCTACCTTCTGGGGACCCGGTTTGGCCGGAATATTGGTCTCCTGAAGATCTCATTGCGGTAAAGGCGTCGATTCCTCCAAGCAAGTGGAATGCGCAGTATCAGCAGCAGCCTACTGGCGACACGAACGCAATCTTGAAGCGTGAGTGGTGGAACGTTTGGGACCAGCCTAAGATTCCTCGTTTGGAGTATGTTATCCAAAGCTACGATACCGCGTTTAGTAAACGGGAGACGGCTGACTACAGTGCGATAACGACGTGGGGAGTTTTCTATCCTGACGAGGGTCCCCAGCCTAATTTGATTTTGCTGGAGTCTAAGAAGGGTCGCTGGGATTTTCCGGAGCTTAAGGCGATGGCTTTGGAGCAGTATAAGTATTGGGACCCCGAAACCGTAATAATCGAGGCTAAAGCTTCTGGGACCCCGTTGACACAAGAGTTGCGCAATATGGGAATCCCTGTGGTAAACTTTACGCCGTCCCGTGGCAATGATAAGGTAACTAGGGTGCATTCCATCGCTCCGCTTCTGGAGGCTGGGATGATCTGGGTGCCGGACGAGCAATGGGCACAAGAATTAATCGAAGAGTGTGCTGCGTTTCCTTATGGGGAACACGACGACTTGGTAGACAGTACCACTCAAGCACTGATGCGTTATCGTCAAGGTAACTTTGTACAGTTGCCTACTGACGATTGGGAACAAGACGAAGACCCGGCACATGTCCGGGCCGCGTATTATGGTTGAGGAAGGTAGACATGGCGTTAACACTTGAAGAAGTAATGGCCGAGATTGATCGGATCAAAGAAGAGTACGCTCGAGAAGATCCAGACTATGCGGCGCAGGCCATTTCTACGTTCATGCTGGATAACGAAGTTCCGGAAGACCTTTACCGTAACGCCATGTCAAAGGTCAACGAGGCCAACTACCGGGGCATAGCCCAGTCGGGACTTGCTGGCGGGGAAACTGCCGGCGGCGATGGCACCGGAGTAGTTCAGTTAACTCCAATCCGTTCTGGCGAAGGAGTAACTTATTCGGCTATTCCGGACCAGTACACTCTTGCTGACGTGCAAGTAGCTGGTCGTCCTATGATGAACGAAACCCAGCTTAGTCAGTACCTGCCTTACGATCCTTACAGCATTGAACAACGCCGAGCTTACGAGTTGGAAGGCCCGCGGGCCGTGACCTTTTACGACCGCATTTTGAACCGCCCCGTCCCTGTTGTGACTAAAGGATTCTTGCCCAGTGGTGAGCCTACTACGGGCATTACTATGGGGGACGCGGCCCTCGCGTCATCTGGCGAGATGGATATTACGTCGGTCTTCCCGTCTACTGGCATGAACATCATGGGCAGTGGTCTTGGGGGCACGACGGTAGGGTTGTCTGCTGAGCAGGCGGCGGCAGCGGGCCTTCCTCCCGGCAGTTCTACCGGAAATATTTTATCCACTACTGGCGACAACTTTGTCACGCCCGCCGGTACGCTGACCACGGATCAAGTTCTAGGCACTACGGGAACTGGCAATTTTGTTTTTGACACGGTCACAGATGACACGGTCACAGATGACACCGCCTTAACAAAAGTTTGCCCGGACGGCAGCGTTGTTGGGATAAACGAGACGTGCCCAATTGTGGATTCTCGTACACAAGTCCAAAAAGATTTACAGGCTATTTACTTAGGGTCTCCTAATACCGAAATCGCCGGACAGCGTATCTCCGACTATGCAAATTCTATGGGCGGGTTAACTTCCGAACAAGTAGTAAACTCTATCAATCCGGTTATATCTCAAGGCGGAAGTGGCTTATTAGATACGGGTTCAGTTATAACTGCGGCGGATGTAGACGCGGCGGTAGTTGCCGGAAACTTCCCTTTAGCGGGAACCGGTTCTCCGGTCACTACCAACCTAACCGACTTGTACACCCCGGGAGCGGCTACCGGACAAGGGGATTACACTAACCTTGAATCTGCGTACCGAGTTTTGGACGAAGGCGCTAGACAAGGTTTGACCTTGGATCAAATAGGTTCTCAGTTTGGCTTAGACGCGGCTAGGACTCGCCAAGTTCTGCAAGATGTCGGCATTGACCCTTCTACGTATGCCGCGGGTCAAGGCATTCTTTCTTTGCCCTCTACTGTAACGGAAGTCGGTTCGCAAAGGATTCCCGGATTTAGAGAAGGCGGTCCTGCCGTAGACACGGGCGACCAAGGCGGCGGATTTGTCGAAGGGCTGCGGTCCGTGGGCCGCGGAATCTCAGGTCTTGCCAGTTACGCAAAAGACAAGATGTTTGGTGAAGTGCCCGAGTACATGGCGGATACATCCGAGATTCGTTTCTCTGGTCGCCCGGGCAGTACTTATCGTGAAGAGTATTACGGTGAGGGGCCTACGTTTGAGGAGCGGTTGATCAGAGAATACGGTTACCCGGAAAGCCCCGAGCGTCCCGGTTCAGCAGACTTTAGTCGCGAATCACGGCCCACGGGTCGTATGGACATGCCGGCTACCTCTGAGATATTAGACGCCCGCGCGCATGCGTTGGGCACGGCTCTTTACGGAAACGAGTATGGTGGCGAAGCGTCTACTGCCATGGGCGTTATGGGTGAGGAGTATGACCGTACAATGGATAACGCCAGTCGAGAAGACATTGCTATGGACACCCGCAACAATGCGGTTGGTCGCAAGATTCTTCGTAACGCGGGCATTATGAACACAACTCGTGATCTTACTAGGATGGTTGACCAAAAAATCTTGGATCAGCTAGACCGCATTATGGATCGTCCTATTGAAGAGCGCCGGGCAGAAAGCCCTAAAGAAGGTCCGGACCTTTACTTTTCTAGGTTAGACCCTAAAACTTTGAAGACGACTACTGATCCCAGCGGGATTGTTAACGCGACAAATTACTCTCGTCACCCCGGCGGAATTTAAAAACAGGACACGGACATGGCAGAACCAAGGCAACCGGTAGTCTCTTTGATGGATCGTATGAATGACGATTCGGAGCTTTTGGCTATTCAAGACGAAGCTGACTTAGCGACACCTAACGGCATGTCTTCTGCGTCGGACATTATGCCCGACGGCATTGAGATTGAGCTAGATGAGGAAGGCGGCGCTACCGTAGACTTTGATCCTATGGCCGACAACATGACTGACGAAGGGGATTTCTACCGGAATCTTGCTGAAGACATGGATGACGGCGAGTTGGGGCGTATTTCAAACGATTTGGTTGGTCAGTACGACGCCAACAAAGCGTCTCGTCAGGATTGGGAAGACACCTATACCAAGGGTTTAGAGCTGTTAGGATTTAAGTACGAGGAGCGTACTTTGCCTTTCCGTGGCGCTACTGGCGTAACTCACCCACTTTTGGCGGAATCCGCCACTCAGTTCCAAGCGCAAGCTTTTAATGAGCTTTTGCCTCCAGAAGGTCCGGTTCGTACGGCTATTGTTGGCGCGCCGGATAAGGAAAAAGAAGCCCAAGCGGGTCGTGTTCAAGAATTTATGAACTACTACATCACTAACGTGATGGAAGAGTACACGCCTGAATTCGAT